ATTTTATAATATTGTAGATTTGCTTTATTGAATAAATCCAATTCTAATTTAAATATATCAGTTTCAAATTTTCTTTTGAAATCATTTAATAATTCATTTTTAGGTATAATGTTCAATTTAAAATTTAATTTTAATTTTAATATATTAAATTGTAATTTATTGTCTGGTTTATTAAGATCTTTAGAATAATGTTCTAAGCTATTTTCTAACCTTCTTAACATTTCTCTGGTATTTGATATATTATAATATAATGTTCTAATATCATCTAATAATTTCAAATCATTATATAAAACCTTTTTGCTATCTTTAGTAATAGAATGATTATATAATGAACTTTCATAATTCAATCTCCTAACAATAATATCTTGATACTCTCTTTTAGATATATCATCTTTATCTAAAAATTTATTAATCCCTTTATTTAAATTGTGATAGTATTGGGTTTTAGAAAAATTGATGTATTTATTTATTTTTTCATTATTAGATATATCAAAATTTAACAAAATAGTGTTTCTTTTATTTCTTTTATCTATACTCCTAGAGTCTGTATAATTATCTCGCAAATCTCCTCTTTCAATTGTTTTTTGGTCTAACTTAATAGGATACATTAACTTATAAATCTCCTCTTTATTCTCTTTAATTTTATCAGTTAAAACTGTATGTTCTATTAACTTGTATTCATAACCTACTATATCATTATATGCATCTAAATAAACTAAATTCATAACATTCTTATCATAAATGAACAAATTATTCACATTCTTGCATTTCACTAATGAACTAATATAATATAAATTAGCTATTTTTTCAGATGCACTTAAATCTTTAATATTTCTACTAGATATATTTTCAGTATTGTTTAAAAATAACCAAGGTGTTAATACAACAGCGAAATGATTACCTGTAAATAAATATATGAAAGGTTCTTTATGTTGTAAATGGGTCATATTATAAGAGTTTCCTAGATTTAAAGTTATACTGGGTATTTCCAACATAGTCAAATAAAAATCGATAGCAGACATCTCCATCCAGTATTTACTAGGTAAAAATGAATTCTTATCGTAATAATAATTTTGCATATCAAAATCTTCATTAATTGAATTCAAAACAGTATTCATTTCATCATCAGTAAGGAATTCTGTAAAAGTAAAATCATCTTTATTAAAACTTAAACTAACTGCTCTATTTTCAATCTCATCACTAACCTTACTAATATTAATAAATAGTGCTCTAATAATACTATAATTTTGACCTTTTAGATAACACTTATATTCAGGATTTAAAAGAACATTTAACCTTATGTTTTTAATCAATATAAACAATTTTTTGAGTTCTAAACCCGTTGCCATAGATAAGACTCTATAACCACAAAATCCATCTCCGATCATATTAATAACAGGGAGAGATAATTCTGATTTACTATCTAAATACATTTTATGGTGAGGTAATTTTTCGAAAACATATTGATTTTTCATCAAGTAAAATTCATCTTTCTCATCATTATAAAAAACTTTATGAACAAAACTAGGTGCAACAGCATTAATTCCATCAATTTTATATCTAGTATTATTAATATATTTTTTATATTCATTTACTCTGGTTTTAAGATGAGTTTGACCCTGAGGTCCGTTACAATTAATTTCTATTGTATTATTCAGATTATAATTTACTTTATAATCATTAATCCTTCTTATTAAAGGATTTGAAATATTATCTTCATAACACAAATTGAGC